TGCGTTGCGCTGACTGGTCGCAATCTTGACGCGGTACGTGGCTGCCTTCATTGCAAACAGCCAAATCAGATAATAGTTGTCCATCGCCATGCCTTTCTGTGTAACAAATGCCCACATCGCTATATTACCGTATACGCATTCATCTTGTCAACTCCTATCTTTGACGATTTTTCGACGAGTTTCTGCAATGCTACAATGAAGGTGCAACAACAGCCGGTCATTAGATATCGTAATCAAGCCCGACTGTCCGCTCTGCTCAGTGACGACTGGCGCAGTGTCTGACGAGCGTGCACCTAACGGCTTGCATTGCGCAGACAGCAGATACAAAGAGACCCCGCATCTTAATCGATGCGGGGCTCTTTGCATACACCAACGCCGCCCCGTGATGGAGCGGCGTTGATGCAGATGACCGTTCACGGGAAAGGCACCGCGTACGACGTCTTCATTGTATCACCGCGATGCAGTTCTGCCAAGAATAGGACACCGCGGTAACGAGGTCATTATACTACGGTCTCAATGGCCACGTCGTCACATTCCACACGATGTTTTCGGTGATGTCTCGCAGTTCTTGACGATAGACGCGCCACGCTTCCACCTGAGCCTCGGAAAGATTCACATCGGGCAATTGCGTATAGTCTGAATTAACGAGCCTTAGATTGCGTTCTGTGCGAAGTGCTTGCATTGCTTGCCCTTCGGTGTACGGACGCTCTTCGACGTCGGCACCGTCGGGAAGTACTGCGTACTCTTCGCCGTACTCATCGAAGTACGCATAGGTAATGTTTCGTGGATCGTAGATGCGATAAATCATAGCAGCACCATGTGCAATATAGGCGACTCGCCTGCGCTGTCTTCGGTTACCACTTGGAGCGTGTGCGTGCCTGTTTGAGTATGCGCTCGATACTGCACCACGTCGCTGGCCTTGAAGAATCGGGTAGCGGTGTGCCGAAACTTCACATCTCTCTGCGCACCCGTGCCCATTGAGCAAACGTCAACAGAATTGACGACTAAATCTCCGTGTATCGTGTCGCGTGTACTCAATGAGCCAATGACGGTTATCTTGTAGTATCCAGCGATGGGCACCGTGATGGACGAGCCCGACGCCGTCATGTCTCCGCCGCTGTCTATGACGGCTTGCCATGTCACGATGACGCCAGCCGTGGTGATGCTGAGCGTTGCCGTGCGGGTCAATGAGATGAACACCGCATCATCACGACGCTCTGCGGTACTCATGCGGTCACGCATCAATTGCGCTTCATCAGATTGCAGCCAAGTCAATGCGCACCTCCTCGACTCCTTGCGACGTCATCGACAATGACACCGCTTGCACCTTGCGCGTTAATGGCGTGCCAGTCTGTGCATCGACGCTGACGAGATCGCCAAGGAAATAGTCACGACCGTATCGCCACGCTCCCGACTGCAATACTTCAATGTCATATGCCTGAATCTTGAAGCGTTGGCGACGAAACCGAGACCGAGCAAGGCTGCGCAGTTGGTTCTCGTTGGTTTGGTCGCTTCCCTTGACGTAGACTTCACGCAAATCGACGCCGGTCGGGTCCGTCGTTGGGAATTTGGCGCGTATCGGGTTCTTGTCTTTGCCTTTGCTCCCGACGCCATGAAACAACGTGCCGTAGTTCATGAGATTCGTAGAGCGGCTTAGGTTGCCGACGGAGTTGTTGGCTTGGCTGAATTTGACGTAGCTGGTACGGTCGGCACCGAGGTTGTCAGCGTAGAACAGCGAATAGCCAAGCGTCGCACGGTCGAAGTTGACGGTAAAGTCAAGCCCTCCGATGTCCGCAACTTTGACCATGGTTTCGTAAACGTTTTCGCCACTGCATGACAGTTCGATGGCGTCGCCAATACCGAGGTTGGTGGCGTTGGTTGCGGTCGTAACACGTCCGTCGGCCCATCGTTGCAACTTCGTGCCGTAGCGCCGTGTGAGCGCCGCAGTCATGCCTGGTGGATTGCCGTTAGCGAGGCTGCCGATGTTGTAGTTCCAAAGATTCGTCATGATTGACGATGCGGTTGGATACGATGCGGTATTAAAGAATGATACGCCGGAAAGATTTGGATACCACGCAACGACGCGAGATTGCAAGATGCACTGCGCATCGACGGCCGTCGCCTTCATTACGGGATTCTGTCCGTAGATGCGATCCCAAAACCGTATGAAGCCGGTGAACTCCGTGTACGCTTGCATCCCAATCGCCGGGTCGCTTCGGATTATCTCAATGATGTATCCGTAGTCCAAATCGGCAACGACTGGCGCATTGAGGTTCACCGAGAACGTCGCCACGCTTGGCGTGTTGACTTTGTGCACCACTGCGATGTCGAGCGGGGTGACGATGCCGACCGGCACCCCAGCATCGTCGTACAGTTTGATAACGTACTGTATCGCCATGGCTACGCTCGCGAGATCGTGAATACACCGTTTGCGTATGACTGTGCTGCAAGCGTACTAATGGCGCTGATTTTGATGACGTCGGTCACGGCCGTCGTCGCAATCAACGAAGTTTGTGTCATGGTGTGCGTCGATGTGCCTGACGATGCCATACGTGTAGACTGCACAAAAGAACCGTTTAACTGAATTCCAAGCAAACGATTGCCGGTTGTGCCCGACGAGAATACACCGTACGCAGTCACGAGATACAAGCCAATGCGTCGCACGGTGATTTCTCCCGTCGTCGTGTTGACGCTGAAGATATTGTCACCCGTAACGCTTGACGAAGAGTAACCGGTGATGTCATATGTGGTGTTCGCAGTGGTCAGCGTCGCCGTTCCGCCGCTCATGGTTGCGTAGGATTGGTACGGTAACTGCGACGTCGTACCGTACATTGCGTACGATTGCGAGATTGCGGATATAACTGCGCCTGCTACGGTGATAGTACCAAGTTGTACATAGACTCGACCGGTGAGTTGTGCAGAGGTTGCCACGGCGAGTCGTACGCTGTACGTTCCGACGGTCGTACCGGCGACGCTCCGAGACACTGTCAACGAGCCCGCGGTGCTGTTGACGAAGATGACGACGTTATACGTGGCGTTTGCTAACGTCGAAATCACAATGGCCGATGACGAAGTGTTTTCGTAGAAATAACCGCCGACAATTGCGGCGCCGTCTTGAATAGTCAGCGTACCAGTCCCCGAGCCACTCATTGCAAAGTCGTTGCCGACCTGAAGCACGCCATCGTTGAGCGTCTTTGTTTCCATCGCAATCATGCGTGCGGTGTCGTAGCCAGCGCCGACGTTACCATCTCCATACGCTGCCCCGGTTCCCGTTGCCATACCAATAGATTGCTCAGCCATTGCGTATACTCCTTAAATACCGACGTATCGGACGTTATAAAACATGTAGACTGCAGAGTTGGAATCTGTTGAAGTTGCGCTGACGCTGATTGTTTGATATGCACCGAGAAACGAAGTTTCTGGATACAGTCCCCAGTTCACAATATCGCTGTCGATGCTTATCGCGGCAAACTTTGATACTCCAGCGCTGTCGGTCACGGTCTTTTGTCCGTAGCGCAAATCAATTGACCATACTTCGCCGGCTGGTATTGTTTGCGTCAACGAGATTGTGTGACCTAGTCCGTCGTCAATCACAAGGTCGCTCAATGGCCCGTAACATTCCAATACCGGGTATGACACTGCGGTGCCGTAGTATGCCAACGAAACAATGTTATTGACCGATGCGGCACCGTACGGGACGCCATACGGTTTCGGGTATGGCGTTGGTGTTCCGAATTGTATGTTGGTGAGTTGCAAAGGCTTCTGCGTTGAGTCGTACCATGTCGGATCGTCGGCTCGTAGTTGAATGACTGCGCGCACGTTGAATTCGTTGGGGGTTGTGTCCATCACTGCGCCGGCAACCTTGACATCGATGCACCGCACACCGCGCAAATCGATGATACCAGCGTCGGGATTAAGTGTGTGACGCAATGTTGCAACGTCGTTGCCCGGTCGAAACATTGCAGCGACTTTCTCGCGGTTGTTCATCATCTCGTCATACGTTTCACCGGGCACAACGAGCGGTAAATTGATGACGCGAGGATTAAGCCGATAATCAATATCACTGTCGCCTTCTTGGAATGGGCCTCGCTGCGTAATACGTGTAATTGGAGCAATGCCCCAATTGACGGCCCCAGTGACGTACATTGTCGCGCCACTGTAGCCGCCATTCGCTACATTGAATTCCCACACTGCGCTTCCGCGGTAGAATTCTAATTTCATTACGCCTCCCCCAACGTCATCATCCA